GGATATCGTGGAAAAAACTGGAAAATCCCATTCTCAGTATTATTTGAGCAAGGATGTTTTGAAAGCGTTGAAGAAAAGAATAGAATCAAGAGGAATGAGTATACCCAAAATATTCTTGGACAAATTAAACTCGCTGGTACGGTAACTAAATCTTATGCTCAAACATTGGTTGATGGGTTTGGTAAAGTATCAACATCAAACTATTGGGCAGATAAAGAAGGTATTAGAAGATTTACTGAACGTGAATTAGAAAGATTACAAGGTTTCCCTGACGGTTACCTTGATTTTGAAATTAATGGTAAGAAACCAAGTTATTCTTCCGTAAAAGGAGCCATTGGCAACTCAATGACCGTCAATGTAATGTATTGGATTGGACAACGAATTAACTTCATTGACAATTATATTGAATCTAAAAAAGTTTTGAAATCTAAGAAAATTTAATTATATTAGATTATGCAAGAAAAAGAATCAAAAACAAATAGTCATTTTTGGATTAGTATTATAAAGTCCATCATAAGATTTGGAGCGTGTTATTTTTTATTTAATGGTGACCTTAAAAGTTCGGCATTGTTATTCGCATTTGCTGAAGCATTAGGTATCGCCGAAGAAATATTTTAAATATGAATCATTATTTAACTCATGCATTTGTAAAAAAATTAAAAGATGAAAAAAACAGAAAGACCAACGAACAACTTCGACACAGTAGTGTTCAAAGAACTCAACTTTCAACCACACCCGATGGGGATAGGAAATCAATGTATAGTTCAGTTTCCAAATGGTTACGGAGCTAGCATTGTAAAGGGTGAACATACTTACGGAAGTAAAGATGGATTATACGAAATTGCTATCTTTGGTAAAGATGGTGAAATTTCATATAGTACACCAATTACTGATGATGTACTTGGTTACCTTTCAGAAGAAGATGTAGAAAAAACATTGACTGACATTAAAAATTTAGACTAATGATTACCGAAACTAAATTTAGGATGGGGTTAGTAATCTCATTATTAGGTTTGGCAATTATGACGTTTGAATATTTTGAGAAAGATAGGGTTTATCAGGAACTTAAAATATCATTATCAAAACAAATTGATAGTTTACAAGAAGAAAATCAATTTAAAGATAATCAAATTGGATTACGTGATATGATAATTGAAGAAATAAAAATTGAGAACCCTAAAATGATAGTCAATGTTTTAAAAAATACTGAAGGACTATCATATCAAACCAAATAATATGAGTAATGAATTTCACATAGGTAATGGCTCTTATCTAAGTATACAAACCAGTTCAATAGTTAAACTAAATGAGGAGTTTGTTGTTTACACCCAAGACGGTCCAATCTCGTTAACTGTGGATATTGTTGCGGATTTTGCAAAAATAGATAAGAAACATCATGAAATATTTTTCAATGTACTATCTTCAAAATATTTAAACAAAGCGTCTTTTGGTGATAACCCCTTCTCAGAATGTAGACCCATTGTTAAAAGAAAGTGGTGGCAATTTTTTAAACCTAAATTTGTTGAATTATGACAACAGTTGAAATTATTGGTTCATTAATGATTCTTAGTGGAATTTTAATTGGGTATAGTATGTATACCGCACCTGAAATGGATGAAAATGGTAGAATTACAAAACCAGGTAAAAAAATAAAAGACCTTTTTAAAAAGAAAATATGATATTTATCATATAAACAAATACAATGGCATATTCAGAAAAGGTAATTGACCATTATCAAAATCCCAAAAATGTAGGAACATTAGATAAATCTAAATCCAATGTAGGTACGGGATTAGTTGGTGCACCCGAGTGTGGTGATGTGATGAGATTACAAATTGAGGTGATAGACAACATAATTATAGATGCTAAATTTAAAACTTTTGGGTGTGGTTCGGCGATTGCGTCATCTTCAGTTGCAACAGAATGGTTAAAAGGTAAAAGTATTAATGAAGCATTAACCATTGATAATATGGATTTAGTTGAAGAACTAAATTTACCACCTGTTAAAATACATTGTTCAGTTTTAGCGGAGGACGCCATCAAATCTGCAATAAACGATTATAGAAAGAAACAAGGATTAGAGGAAATAATCTTTGACGATTCACATGTGTAAAAATTATAATTAAGATGGTTACCGTTTCAGATAAAGCACTTGAACATGTTGTTGAATTAATGATGGAAAAAGGAATAACACCTGACACCCATTATCTTCGTGTTGGAGTTAAGGGAGGTGGTTGTAGTGGATTATCTTACGCAATGGACTTTGACAATATAGTGACAGATATGGATGAAGTTATTGATTTAAACGTATTGAGGGTGATTATAGATAAAAAATCACTCTTATATCTATATGGTACTGAATTAGATTATTCTGACGGATTAAATGGAAGGGGGTTTAATTGGATTAACCCACAGGCAAGTCGAACTTGTGGTTGTGGTGAGTCATTCGCACTCTAACATTTTTTTTTCTCGTTTATTTTTTTTATATTATACCTATGAAGGTATTAGAATTATTTGCCGGTAGTCGTTCAGTCGGTAAGATTGCCAAGGAACTTGGAATGGAGGTCTTCTCTTCCGATTTAATTGAATTTGAGGGTATTGATTACCCAATTAGTATATTGGACTTTGACGTTACAAAAGTCCCATTTAAACCTGATATCATTTGGGCATCACCACCATGTACTGGTTTTAGTGTTGCAGCAATAGGACATCATTGGACTGGAGGTAAAGGTGCATATATTCCCAAAACAGACACTGCTCGATTAGGTATTGAATTAGTTAAGAAGACATTAGAAATTATCAATCACTTTCAACCAACATATTGGTTTATGGAAAACCCACGTGGAGTTCTTCGTAAATTAGACGTGGTTAAAGGATTGAAAAAGAATTCTGTCACATACTGTCAATACGGAGATGAACGAATGAAACCAACTGACATATGGACTAACAGTGATGAGTGGGTTCCAAAACCTATGTGTAAGAATGGTGACCCTTGTCATGTCGCAGCACCAAGAGGTTCTCGTACTGGTACTCAAGGTAGGGCGAATGCTTATGAAAGAAGTAAAATACCTGAAGACCTTTGTAAAGAAATATTAAAAAGTTGTTTGTAATGGATATAAAAAAAATATACATAAGTGGAGGTAGTCAATGTATTGGTGGTGGATTTAATTGGCCCGAAGTTAAAAAAGTTTATAAAGAAGTTTTCAATTTGGAAATTGAAAATCATTTAGATGTTGCATACCCAACCATTGTTGGTAAACACTTTAATGTACCGGTGGTAAATGAAGGAGACTTTGGTGGATCTGTACATAGATTATTAAGACTTACTTATGATTATATATTTAAAAATATTAACGACTTAAATGATACCTTATTCATTATTGAAATACCACCAGGTTGGAGAGAAGAAGTATATTCAAATGAATTAAAACGTATGGTTAATATGACAATAGGAAATATATTGTCACCTGATGACCCAACAGATTTTGCTGGTGGTCATGATAAAAAAGATTTGCATAAAATACATAAAGTTATATCATCATATTTTGAGGCGTTTGTTGATTATGATTTAGAATTAGATAAATGGATGAGGGGGATATTGGGATTACTTTCTTATTTTAAATTAAATAATCTCAAATACATATTGATTGATACTGGAGATTTCCAACATTTTTTATTTAGAAATAAAGTAAAAGGTGATTACAATTATATTTGGTTTGAAGGACCAAATTGGCCATATAACACAACACCAATGACCCACTGGTTGAATGAACAGAAATTGTTAATTAAAGACGAGACTAACGGTTTGGCAACAGATGAACATATGGGAATAGAGGCGCACAAAATAGTTGCAAACCATATTATAAATTATGTAAATGAAAAATTGTAAATGAATATTAAACACCCGTTAGTTAAGGGTAAAGTAAAAGAAATAAAACCATTTATCTATTGTGTTGAGGTAGATGATGATTACGATAGGGCAATGTTGTTCTGTCGATACCAAGAGTTCTACGAATCCCCATATAAAAAATTCAGAGGTAAACGATTTACTTGGATGGAATATATGAGACATTATAAATTAGCATGGAAGAAAAGAACATTTACATATCCTGACGATTGGTCTGGTTATAACATCCCAAGTAATGTTATGGATAAAGCAAACAATATATTCTACAAAGATACCGAATATGATGTTGTTATGAATGACATTTATTTTCATTGTGCGATTGATTCACAAAATAAAAATAACGGAACAAAATGTAATTGGTATTTGATTGGTGCAAGTTCAAAAGATAAAGGAACAACTAATCACGAAATTGCACACGGTTTATATTTCACAAATGAAGACTATAAAAAGAATGTTACCAAGTTAATTAAAAATATTAAAGCAACTCACTACGAAAAATTAAAAAAGAAATTAATTAAGATGGGATATGTTGATGATAAGAAAATCATTGACGATGAGATTCATGCGTTTATGTCAACAGGTTTATATAATGGATTGAATACAAAAGAATTAAAAGTATACGAAAAGGAATTTAAGAAGAATTTTAGTAACTTTACAAAATGAGACAGAAGATAATATTCATTGACATTGATGGACCTTTAGCTTTGGGAACTTGGAATGAGGGTCCCGTAACAATAAATGGAGGTAGACACGGAGAATTTACAATTCCATATCCTTGGGTTAAAGAAGATTGTGATGCTCTTAAAACTATATTAGAAGAAACTAATGCAAAGTTAGTTTTAAGTTCTGATTGGAGATTTCAATTCGCATTTAGACAAATGAAAAACATATTTCAACATTATGGAATTCATCCATCTAATCTTTTGGATATGACATGTCAGTTCTCTTTATGGAATAAGATGAGTAGAACATCATTAGAACACGAAAGAGCATTACAGATTGTTAAGTGGGCTAAAGATAATAGGACATCTAATTGGATTGCCATTGATGATTTGGATTTATATCACACATTCAAATGGTTAACACCAAAAACACCAATGTGGAGACACGTTCAAGTGGATGGTGACCATGGAGTTGGTGGTAGGTTGAGAGATAAAGTTGAAGAGTGCATACTTAAATTAAACAGATAAAATGAAAGCACAAATAATTGTATTTGCAATAATATTCCTATCACTTGCACCAATAGTAATTTTATGGATTAAGGGGATGGAGTTAATGAAAGAAAATCATCCTGACTACACAGGAGACGATTTATTTGGTTCGTTTGATGACGATGAAGAAAATGAGAACGATAAACATCAAATTATGTAATTTCTGTGTATTTATATTAATATGAAAAGGTCGTTACAGGAAGATTTAAAAAGAATTCACACACTCACTTATGGTAAAACCGTAATTGAGGAGGGATTCTTAGATAATATTTTAAGGTCTGTTGGATTAAAGAAGGACGATAAGAAGATTGACGACCCAATGAAGGCCGATTTAGTTACCTCTGACGTTAACGATTTCTTTTTGTCATTACAAAAGGCGTCACAATCTGGTTTAAGTCAACAACAAAAAGGTGGAATGACATTTCAAAAAGACGTTGAGTCTATGCAAATAGGGTTAATGTTATTAGGATATGAATTACCAAGACATGGTGTTGACGGATTGTTTGGACCTGAAACTGCAGCTGCCGTTACTAAGTTTACAAATGAGAAGGTAGGTAATGTTAAACCTGTTAATGAATCCGTTAGTTTAGTAAGTCAAGGTGGTGGAATTATAGGTAAACCTGGTCAAGGTACACATAACGCAAATGATTGGGCTAGTGGAAATGCTTGGGATGTGACCGGTCCTGTCGGTAGTCAGGTATTCTCAATTACAAATGGGGTTGTTGAAAAAGTTAAAAAAGGTGGTGGAGATGTTGTTCGTAGTGGTATTAAAGTAATATTTGGTGACCAAGTAAAAATAAAAAGTAACGACGGTAAACCCGATGTTTTTTATACCCATATAGATTCTTCATTAAATGCCGGTGACTCGGTTAAAGAAGGTGACGTTATTGGTAAGATAATTCAAATGGATGGCATACCATCACACGTTCACGTTGGGTTATCTAGTGGTAACTTGAGTGATTTGGCTTCAGGTTTAAGTAATGCTGGTGGTGGAATTAGTAGTGCTACCACGATTACGAAAGCAACTCCTGAGATGTTAAACAAACTAGTTGAATTATTAAAAGAAAGGGGTGTTAAGTCCGAAGAACTTAAAAAATACATTGATGCGGCAGTAACTACAGGTGGTGGATCATCATTTACTGATTTAGATTTAAATACAGACGAAGGTTACAGAAAATATAGTGAAATATCACAAAAATTCATTGATAGTAGAAAACCAAATTTATTAAACATTACGGGTGACATGATGGCGAGAGGTGCTAAAGGAGCCTTTGTTAATTATAGAAAATATGTCCCACCAGAATTGGCGTTAGCTCAATTAGCTGCCGAAGGTGGTATAGGTAATGGTGACCCTAATAGTAGACCTATAAGAACCAAGAATCCATTTAACGTTGGGAACACAGACAATGGATCAAACGTTCAACAAAATGACGTTCAAAGTGGTATTAATACCTATTACAACCTAATTGCTAAAAATTACCTTACAGGTGGTAAAACTGCAAATGATTTAGTTCAAAACTTTGTTAATAAGTCAGGTAATAGATATGCAACTGCAGATTATGAACCTGTAATTAACAAAATTGCTGGTGAAGTTAACAGAATTGCGTCGACAGTAGCATAATAAGATTATTCCATTATTATTTTGGATTTATCAAATAAGTTATATATATTAGTATTCTAAAACTATTATATGCCTAATGAAATTTGTATTTTATGTGGTAAAGAAACCACGGTAGACATGAACACACACGTTGATTACAGAACAGGTTACATTGAAGGAGCGGGACAATTATGTACCTCATGTTATCTTAAAGGGGACTCAAGTAGTCGAGATATGATAACGATACCCCAACATTACATTAAATCATATCCAAATGATGCTGAATTGGGTGGTAAAATTAGACAGTTTTATTATGAAAACTTCAATGTGACACCAGAAGAAAGCAAACCAAACCAATGGATTTGTGAATATTGTGGTGGAGATACGTCAGAAGTGGATGGAGATTACTTGGTAAATACTGACCATCTTTCCTGTGTTCTTAAAATGAATGTATAATTAACACAAATACGATAATTGTAGTATTTATATACATATAAGAATATCTATCAATGAAAGAAATATTAAAGAAAGACTTAATGAAACAACTTGTTGAATCTCATATGGAGGTTGATGAGTTAGCTGATTTTAAGAAA